GGTAATTCAGCTCAATTGAGTCACGAATAGCAGAGACATATGCCCTAAAGGACACTGTTGACCCTGCACTTGGTGTTAATCGTGACATAATTATTGTACCGTTCGAACCATATCCACCTACCAGATCACGTCCATAGAAAGGTGAAATCCATGGAGTGTGAATGTTTAATGTTTCTGCTGTCGTTAAAGACATCTGCCTATTCGGTACTTGACCAAGCTTCATGATTGAAGTAGTTCGCGTTGCCAAAATAAGCGGATCTAAGTCTGCATAATAAGAAAGCATTATTCCTCCTTGATTTGTAGGCAAGGTGGAAAATTCAAATCTTACCGCTAAACTAGCCTTAAAGTAAGCAAAACCACGCAATTTGTCTCTAACATTTGGTTGAGCCAAGAACGAAGACGTAACATCCCACGTGTTTATGATATCTCCGGGAGCACCCCCAATAGGGATACTACCATCATAGAAAGCATATTCACGGGATAAAATGTCTAAGATTGTATGTTCTCGACCTTCCATCATGTTAGAAACAACGCGTTTATCGATAGCTTTTGGAGCAGGGACAGTCTCCTGTAAAGGAGCGTCGACTGTTGAAAAAGCTACGATTTCGTTTCCGGTTGTAATTGGCACTGACGGGTCCACAAATGGAGGATCATCAGTCTGTGTCGTCATCATTGAGTCGTTTTGAGTTTCATCGTTTTGTTGAGAAGCAGCCCATTGATTTAGTCATGCAGTCAAGCTACGCTGCACAACTTTCGGAGATGAATCTTTTGGCAAGCCTGTTGCCACGGCGTTCGACATAAATATGTCTCCGTTAAGTTTTTGTTGTTGAATACGACATGTCTCAGCTTCTGAGGGAATCGCATTCAGGTTATCATCTGTATCGCTAGGACCAACTATTGGTCCGGTGATCTCAGATGGATCTTTTGAAGTTTTCACATAACATCGGATTGACATCTGCGAAAGATAGCATTTTGGATCAAGGACGAGATTATTTTCTCTACATAATTGGATAATTTCCTTTGAATATTTTCCAAATATTTCCTCATCGTGCATAGCCAGTTCTCTTATAGCAGTTTCAGCATTAACTTGATACTGAAACTTCTTGAGTTCTTCCTGCCTATCATCTACTTTATCCCAATTTAATGGTTCTAAAATAGACGACAACTCGAGTGGTGCAAACCACGCATTGATAGTCTTATCAAAGATAAATCTTCGTTTAAGAATGGATACTTCACTTAAAGTTTTATATTCAAGTTCTGAACCATCTTTACTATCTGTTGTGTACGTATGTCCAAATGTTTTCATTTTCGCAGATATCAATTTCGGATCCACAATTTTGCAGAATTTAGAAGAAAAAGACATGCAATTATCATCCCCATAAATAGGGGCAATAATGCTTAGTCAAATTATTTCTAACTTCCATCGCTTCATTTCCTCCGATGTCCGTCAACACTTCCCATAATACTGAATACATTAATCCAGCATTGTAGAGAGTGTTGATTAAGGCAGTACCAGGATTCCCGGATGGTTGCCCTTTCGAAACTTCAATTACGGAATTACCAAAAAGTTGCATAGAATTTGTTATCTCAGTCCATAGAGCAAAAGCCACTTTATCTTTTCTTTCATATTGATATTCAAGAAAGTCAAAAATTGACCATAACAAATCCCTGCTCAAATCACCATCAAAATTAGCAAAATCCCCTGCGAGAAACTGTTTCTCGGTTGGGTTTGCCATTTTAAGTAAATTGAACGCAACTAAATCCCATTCTTTGTTATATACATTAATGCCCACAAGTGAGCTATTATGTATACGATTCTCCATTACATTTGCCATGTAATCGAGGAATTTTTGTCTAAACAGCACCACAAAGTGTAATGGCGCTGCTGCAAAGCTACGAGTTTTGCCATTTTGTATTTTTTCTAATGAACGTAATTCATCTTTCGCTGTTGACGTGAAAAAACACTCAGGCCGCTCGTTTCGCTCAACTGAAGACTTATATTCCTCAATATATTGCATCAATATTGGATTATCATAAACAAAATTCTCATTTTCCCCAAGAAAAGAAACTTTTCCTGGTTCACCTGGATTCCTTAATTTGACAAAAGGATATCCAGGACTAGATGATCTATTTATAGCACGCATATATTCATTTCCTTCAACGCCACGAATGGCGACAGGAATTGAACATTCTTGCACACTACGTGTAGAACTGAATTTTGAATGCAACAAAGAACGGAATTGATCTATCCTAGATTCACT